AACTTCTCCTACAGAACGAAACCACGACAGCACGCCAATAAACCCCAGACTATCGGCGCGAAGCCAACCATCGAAGGGGTCCAGGGTCCTCAAAACCGTACATCCCACATGGACACGGTGTCGGAAGAGTACCTGCACCGCATGGGGACGGTACTGGATGAGTACGGGGAGGAAGAAAGCTGGTCGCCGGAGGGGTGCTGGGACTCCTGGGGGTCTGGGGAGGAGTAGGTGTGTGTTTGTTTGTACATAAGTTTGTCCCACAGTACTGGGGGAATGTTGGAAAACACCTCCGTGCTTGTCTTGGACCCCTTGGGGTGTTTGTCCCCTATTCTTGCCCTGCGCGCCGTCTCGTTTGGGGGGAACTATGGTGGAGGACGAAGGAATGCAGGATGCTTCTCGCGAGGTTTCCCGCCCGTTTGTGGAGTTGAAAGGGCGGTACGGTGACTTCGCTCTGAAACGAGGTAAGTTCAACCTGTACTACGCTTACCACCGTCCAGATTGGCTGGATGTTGGCGGTCTCGTGAGCGTCTATGTACTAGGTCCAAACGGTGGTATCATGAAGTCCTCTGACCCCGGTTTCGATCCGCCGGGCGATGAGACTTTCGTTGGTGAGGTGGTGAGTGTAGAGAGGTTGAGGTTAGTGGACCTAGAGGATCGCCACCTCATGCCGGAGGTTCCGAGTTGCGCGACGAAGCGGTCTCTCTACCAGTTGTTGCGAAGACGTGGTGCTTTGGACCTGGTGCCTCAAGATCCAGTGGAGGTGGTCTCTATCCGTCGGTTGTCGTACCGCATTGAGGACATGATTGGTCCTTTGAAGCACCTGACCGGTGTTGTCGATTCGGAATCCGCAGGGGATGGCGGAGATGCGGAGTCCTGATTGGGAGTCAGATTATCAGTTACTTTTTGACGAGTTGCGGTTTCGGCATCCGTTCTTTGATATGGACCCCCGCGCCCGTGAGGCGCAGCAAGAGATCGCAAACTTATATGAATCCCTGCCAATGATATGTAAGGGAACGGAATGCCGAATCGCTTCGCGTTGCCCTATTTCCCACCGTTCGGATATTCTGGAGACTCGTTGCCTCTTAGAGGTGCGCGAGATCACGGAGCGGATGGCGAACTATTTGCGGGATTTGGGTTTGGACAACGCGACTTATACAGACCTGCAAGTCGTTGCGCACTTGGTTCGACTAGATGTGCTAGTGTGGCGGATAGAGCAGGTACTAGCAGTAGAGGGATTAGTGGTGGAGGAGACCACAGAGTATGGGAATCGGCGGGTGGTGAAGCAGGTAGCACACCCACTCATTGCCGAATTGAGAAACCTTCTCAGGGAGCAACGTGCGCAGATGGACGAGCTGATGACCTCTCGGCGTTCGCGATTGGAACGAGCAGAGCGGGAGGGTAGGATGGAGCGGGATTTCATGCGCATGTTGCAACAACTGGAGGAACGTCGGCGTTCTGGTTTCGGCTCAGCAACGGTTATCTCCTCGGAGGAGGACTATGCGGTGTTGCCTGCTTCCGGTTCCTCATCGGACGGTCAACCGGTGGATTCTCAAAACCATTCTGAAGGAGGTTCCCAGTGAAACTTTCCGTGTGGATGACGTTGGTGTTGCTTGGCTGGATACTGTACTTGTTTGCTGCGCCTAGTACGGCGCAGAACAACAGTACAAGCCCGCGAGCGATTTCTGTAGACCTGACCGCCGCGTTTCCCACTCCGTTGCGGCCTGGGGTACAGGGGACGTTGACCCTGAAGATCAAGAATGTTCTTCAGCCGCGTCCGCCTATTCAATTGGTCGCAATCGCTACCTGGATCGGTGCGGATGGTCAGACCTATACAACTCAGAGTAACACCATCACGATTCAGGTTGTTCAGCCTGTAACGGTTAGTCAGATAGACCTGCCGTTGCCGAGCAATCTGAGTATTTCCGGCAACACCGTGACGCTGCCTCTGCAGCCGAACGTGACTCTCAATGAAGGTCAGGAGTACCAACAGCAGATTCCTGTAGTGGTACGTTAGCAAAGGGGTGCTATTCATGTCCCGTCGGTTTTCCATACCTGGGGTTCCGAACATTCCGTTCCGCATTATTGGACCGAAGAAGGTCTCTCCTCCACCCATTCCTCTCACCGGTCCAAACGGGGAGCCTTTGGAACCGGTGAAGCCCGCTCCGGCTCCTAAACCCAAGCCGAACCCCAAGAAGTGATGGTTGGGGAGCCTTTATTAAGGCTCCCCTCTCAAGGTGATCGGTATGCTTGTTCAGGACCCAGCATTCCATTTACTTCAGTATGGTGCGCAGACCTATCTCATGCTGGATGCGCAGGCTCAGCTAGCGCGTGAGCGTGCGGCGGCGATGGGTCGTGACCCAGAACGCGCCTATCGCCGCGCCATGTGGGGCGGGTTAGGGAAGACTGTAGGTTTAGCAATGCTACCGTACCTCATGTTCTCCCGCTCCAGTATGGGTTTAGCGGCAGCTTGGACTTTCAACTGGGCGATACATGGTGGTGTTTCGCGTGCTTTGCAACATTGGCGCCACATGACTTCGGTTTATCGTTCCGCAGTCGTTCCGATGATGCATTCGTTTGAGCATACGGAGCGATCTTTCCAAGCGATGCAGCAGGGGTTATCTGCTATCCACGGCTATCGCACCATGATTGGGCAGGAGGCAGCAGTGATGGCTGCTAGGTATGCTCGGTGATCATGCATGCAGTTAGATTTAGACCTTCAGCAGGTTATGCAGGACCCGCTACTGTTTGCGGAGTCCTTGCTGATCGAGCCTCTCACAGAGGCGCCGTTTCGGGCGAACTATGTTCAAAGGCAAATTCTTTCAGCTATTCCGCGCCACAAAAGGATTGCGGTTCGGGTATCTCGTCAGACTGGGAAGACGTATGCGTTGACGGTTGTTTGCTTGTGGGCTGCTATCACGAGAAGTAAGCGCCGTATTCTCGTCATCGCACCGGACAAGGCGAAGACGGATATCATCTTCAAGAACATTGATCTGTTCCTGCAAGCAAACCCTGCTATAGCTGCCTCGTTGGTTCGTTCCTCAGATGCTAGCCCGCACATCACTCGTGAGTTCAGCAACGGATCCGCCATCTATGGGTTCACCGCCGGTTCGTCTTCTAATAGACGAGCAAATACCATCCGAGGTCAGGGTGGTGACATCATCATTGTAGACGAGGCGTCTTTCCTTCGTGAGGAGGACTGGGTGGCTTTGGAACCCATTATTCAAGGTGGTTTATATAGGTCTGATGCGTTGACCATTATCTCCTCCACCCCAAACCCGGAAGTGCTTCAGGGGATGTTCTACGATATTTTCAACAAGCCCGAACTCGCTTCTGTTTGGCATCGGATTCACGTTCCCATCACGAAGAACCCTGACTTCGCTTCGTTGGTGGATAAGTATCGGGCGGCTTGTCCGAGCGAGTTGGTTTGGACTACGGAGTACCTTGCGGAGTTCCCGGACCAGGCATCTCGGTCTTTAATGAGGCGTTCTCAAATTGAAGCGGCTGGTAGGGATTATAGTTACAATCTATACATGGTCGCTAACGGACCGCGCGCTATTGGCGTAGATTGGGATAAGTATGAGGCTGGTGTGAATATTGTCGTAGTGCGTTATGACCCGTCGGATATGTACTACCAGGTGATGTACCGTGAGGAGATTGCACCTAACGATATGTTGTTAACTCAAGCGGTGCATCGTGTTTTGGATATCCGAGACATCACCGGCGCGGAGAAGATAGTGGTTGACCGTGGTTACGGGGAGATGCAGTTAGAGGTGCTTCGCGCCGAGATGGCCAGTCGTGCTATGAATGCCGTACAGTCTGTGGTAGGTCACTCTTTTAGTGAGTTAGTAGATTTCTCCACAGAGCACGACGCGGAACCGAAGCGGATTCGTTTGAAGGACGCCGCGTTCCAGTGGTTGGGTTTCCTCATTGAGCGTGGTAGGTTGATATTTCCCAATACCGACGAGAAGCTCAAAATGGAGATGCGTGGTATCCAGATTCATTCGGTGGATACTTATGGTTATCGTTTCCGTACAGTGCGGGACCACATTGTTGCGGCGTTATCGCTAGCGCTTTGGGAATTGCGCCATTACGCTCCTTTTTGGTCTCGGCGCAGTCAAGTGCCAAATAGTACAGTGGTGCTGAACTTGGAGAAGAAGAAGGAGAAGGGCGATGTGGGCATTCGAGTGATTCGAGCGTCGGAAGACCACGAATTCACTCGTTCCTTTGCCGGTCGTTTCTCTCGTAGGGTTTGGTAACTGCTAAAGATTTTGTTGACGGGACGTAAGACCTGCCGTAAGGCAGGCTGTCCCGGATGAAGCGGGAAGCCGGCAGTGCATTGCACATAAGACCGGCACCTCTGCTCAGTAATGAGCGGATATCAGGAACAACTTTCTATGTTCCGGGTAACGGATTGGAGATAAGGAATGGATCTCTCCGAGTTATTCCAAGAGCCGAAGTTTGGGAAGATCGAATCGGACTCGCCTCAACCACTGGCTGAGTTAGATGAGAAAGTTCAGGCTATTGTGGGAGAAGTGGGAGAAGAGTTCGATTGGGACGTTCCTTTCACCGACCTGATCAATAGAATGTTGGAAATAGCCGACGATGCCCGCGTAGACTTTCAAGATCCTCTTACGGCTGATGCGCTGGATAGTATCGTCTCCGATCTGATAGATGGATCGAACACGGACGATACCAAAGTACAGCAGGCGTTAGACCAGATGGGAAAAGAGTTGTCATCTTTGGCGACTCGATCCCTTGTTCGTCACTTGTCCGCCGTTTCTGGGATAGAGTTCTCTTTAGATAAATCCAGCTCCCCCGCTGATTGGGTGCGTCAGGTTTCCAGCCACGTCCGACGTTCTTTCGACGAAATTGGGTCTTCCGTTTTGAAGCAGTTGGTTTATGAGTTCTTATCTTCAAGCTACGGTTCCATCTATCAGGCGTGGGTAGAATGGCGCAGCGAACGGGTTGATGATAGGTTACCAACAGAACCAAACGAGCGTGCGTTGGAGTTAAAGGTTCGTGACCTCGAGTTTCGTGTTGGAGAGATATCCGAACGTGCCTATAGTGTGGGTTGGGAGTGGGGGCGACTATCTCCAGCCGCCGCGCGTGATATGCTGCGGTTGGTGGATGAGTTGTTGGGGATTGTCGAGGCTATCTTGCGTGGGTTGGACCTGTTTCTTGCTTTATCGGCGCTTCGGATTCGCGCTTCCGCCCGTCGTTGGGAGGACCTACTCCGTCAGCAGTTAGAAGGCATCATGCGTCAGCAGTTAGCGCAATGGATGTCTGCGTTAGGGACGAGGGTGCTTTCTCCGATACTACAACAAGTGCGCAGGCTCCAATTATTGATAGATAGCATCGAGCGCTTGATAGGTGCTGTTCCCGAATTGGATGTCTTGGACACATTGTTTGATCAGGTTATGGAATGGCAACGTCAGTATATCGGTTACCTCTATTCCTTGCGAAACCACATGGTTCAATCTGCCGAGGTAGGAGTTGGGTTTTCCATAGAACTACGTCGTTATGAAAAGCTGTGGAGGCGGAGGAGATTAGCTTCCGTAATGGCAAGAATACTTCGCGCGTTGCGTGATGGTTTAAAGGAAGGACTGAACACACGTTGAAAGGGTGGATTCATCGGTTCCTTCAAAGGATGTTCAGACCCCTTGTTGCTTCTGATCGAATGGTTCAGGTTCACGCTTGGGTTCTTCATCGCTTCCCGAATACCCCCTGGGTTTACGGTGGTGCATGGAGCTGGTTTAGTACGGAGTTGCGGTGTGCACCACATATAGTGGTCTATCCGTATGTTCCGCTGGTACTGGTAGATACGGACAACGTATCCTCGCGTTGGCTTAATGTATTCATTCGCACTTGCGAGGCGTATGGAATTCCTTGGATTTCCTGCCGGAGGTCTGACGAGGAGATCCATCAGTTCTTAGAGGAGTTGGAGGCGAAGGTCGTTGCCTAACTTTGAGGCGGCCCGTATTCCGTTAACGGTATCTTCTGACAGGTTGACGGGTCTACCGGCTGTGGACTTGCCCATCCGCCGCGACCGATCTGGGGGTTGGGGCGTTTATGTGCTTGGTTCCCCTCCAAGTATGGTTGGTGGTGGACGAGTATATCGCTTTAAGCCGGATGTAGACCTCAACGATCTGTGGAAGGCATATTTATCTGACGGTTACATTCAGCGTGCTGTGGATCTTCTCACGGCGATGCTTTATCATACTGGAGTTCGGTGGTCTGCTCCTTCTCGCGCACTGGACAACTACCTCCGTTTCCGGTTCGGGTTAGCGGAGGTTTTGAACGGCTATGGTTGGGATAGATTGTTGTTCACGATAGCGTTTGATTTCATTCTTTATGGAAATGCGTTCTTGGTTCGGGCGAAGACGAATCGGTTGAAAGTTGTGTATGGTCGTTCCATTCGCACGCCAGCTTCGGCGTGTTGGTATCCGGTGCCGGCTCGGTGCATGTTCCCTGTAGTCGACCAGGCCGGCACCGGGCTGGAAGGCTGGGTCCTGCGGGTGAAACCTGCCTCGAAACTGGTCGGTTCTCCTGTGGAACGATACTTCCCTGTTGAGGACGTAGTGCATTTAGCCTATCGCCGTCCTTTGGACAGTGCGTATGGCACCCCCTTCTTTCTAGGTGCGGTGGAGGATATCCGAAGCCTAAGAATGGTGGAAGAAGAGGTTCTGCGCATGATTCACCGGTTTGTGAACCCCAGACTGCACATTTCCACTCCAGATATAACCGGCACCGGTTCTGGGGTTCGTCCAGACATGCAGCAGATTGTAGATGCGATCAATAGCATGTCTTCCGATTCTGTATTGGTTACCATGCCTGGTCAGGATGTGCGGATTATCGGTGCGGAGAGTTTCGCGCTACGGTCTGACCCGTATTTGGACTATTTCGCCAAGCGTGCCATCTCCGGGTTGGGGATGAATGCAGTGACGATGGGTCAGAAGGATCCCGATCCAGATGCAGATACGTTAGATTTAAACCTACGGATGCAGACTCGTATGGCGCAGCGGGCGTTGGGTATGGAGTTGCTGGGACGCCTGCTTCTTCCGTTAGTTGCGGAAGCGGGTTGGGACCGCCCGGCGCTTAGCGTGGAGTTTGGTGAGCCGGATACTCGTCACCTCCTGCGGTTGTATACGATTATCAGCAACCTGTACACGCAGAATGTGATCACGTTGAGCGAGGCGCGTCAATTGATGCAACTACCTGCTGCGTTCGACGAACAAGACAGCTATACGTGGCGGGTGCAGCTGCCGAGGGTCTTGGAGCCTCTGAAGTTCCAGTTAGATTACGGGTTAGCTGGGGTTGGTGGTCGGAATGGGAGTTCGGATACCAATCCCCGTGGGCGTCCTTCGAAAGACAGTCCCGCCGCGTTGAAGAAGCGCGACATGCAGGCGAATGTTTCGTGAGGTGATATTCATGCGTACTTTGCATAAGGAACAGCTCCTTCTTCGGATAACGGACACGACTCAGCTAAGGCGTGAGTATGCGAGGCTGGTTTCTGAGTCCGCGGAATCCGATTCTCAGCCAGCCTTGAAAGTCACCTTCCGCGCCATTACGGCGAACAAGGTGACTCGGAATCGGACATTCTATCCGTTGGAGGAGTTGGAGGGCGACGGGGTTTCCAAGGGTTACATCACCGCGTTGAAACCCTATCCCATTCCCATTCTTCTGGACCACCGCACTTCTGGACAGATGGGGCTCACTTCGGCGGACATGCCGGTTCCTGTAGGGCGTGCGGTGGATGCCCGGGTAGTTCGTCGGTCCCGCGGGAAAGAGGGTTATTTGGAGATAGACGCCGTTCTCGTGGACCGGCGAGTCGTGGAGTTAGTTTTGAATGGACTTCTCATGACCGTCTCGATTGGTCAGATCCCCGGTCGGGTCGAGTGCTCTGTCTGCGGGCAAGAGGTTCGCGGCTGGTCCTGTCCCAACGAACACGAGCGTGGGATGAGTTATGAATGGAATGGAGAGTTGAAACTTTGCTATCACATCATGCGCGACATCGAGTTGATTGAGGTGTCGTTCGTGAACGTGCCATCGGACAGCGACGCCAAGGTGCTGGCGAAGACGATGGATGGCGGTATCCTGTCTGCAGGAGGTTTCGAAATGACGGATATGGAATCTTTGCCTATTCCTTCGGGCGAACCGGAGGCTGCTGTTGTAGCCGAGGGAGTGTCCGACAAGGAGGAGCTGCCGGATCAGCAGGATAGTCCCGTAGAGGACGAGTCCACGGATAGCGGCGCTCCAAAAGACTCGGAGGAGGGCTCGGAGGACCTTGATGGGGAGGACGACTCGGAGGTTTCCGGGGAAGAGCTGTATTGCATTGATGGGGATATTCCGTTCCCTGAAGCCAAGTTGACGGCTGCGCAGCGCAAGAAGCTTCCGGACTCCGCCTTCTGTGGTCCGAACCGTTCCTTCCCGGCTCATGATAAGCCCCATGTGCTGGCTGGGCTTCGGTTGTTGGGTCGAGCGAAGCTGAGTCCAGCGCAGAAGGCTCGAGTAAGGGCTTGTCTGTTGAGGAAAGCACGACAGCTCGGTATGAAGACCGGGCAGGATGATGATCGGGAACACGCCGTTTCCGTCTGGCTGGTACCTGAAGGTAGGTGTGATGTGTTGGAGTACTCGCTCCACGAGCTGCCACGCCTACCGGAGGATGCGCGTGTGCTTTCCTCAATGGGCGGTACTGTATTGGTTGAGATGTCGGACGAGCAATTCGCGCAAGTCGTATCTGGCGTTGACGGTTCCACGTCCCAATCCACCGAGTCGGTCCGTCCGGAGCAGGAGGACACCGAGTCGTTACAAGATGAGGTGTTCGCGCTCCGTCAAACCGTCGAGCAGCTAGAGAACGATCTGCGCGAGTGGATGGAGCGTGCTCAAGCGGCTGAGGAACGGTGTCGTCAGGTGTTGCGGGAATCGCTGGTGATGAAGGCGGTAAGCGCTGCGATTTCTGCTGGCTATCCCGCGGCTGCCGGTCGAACGGTTTCCGAGTTGGTTGAGCTGTTCTCCAAGCGTTCCGACGAGTTCCTGCACGCCTTGATTGAGGATTGTGGCAGTGCTCCCATTTCGGAGGTTGCCCATCAGTTGGACGACGTGAAGAATCCTCTGGAGGGCATTGACGTTGGTGCGGCTGAGGGCATGCCTTCCGATTCTGTGGAGACTCCCAGTTCGGAAGCGCCAGCTCCTGAGTCCGAGGGGTCTCAGCGGTATGGTGCGGTAGACGCTTTACTGGAAGCGCTTCGCACCAACAAGCTGAAGGTGCAGGATTCGGACAAACCGGAAGATACTGAAATCTATCGCGTATTCTTCCGTGATTAAACTATTCCTCAAGATATGTAGAGGAGGTGAAAAGCAGACGGTTTCTCGTCTGCACGAAGCGTATGCCTAACTTTGGTGTACAACCACTTGCAGGTCGGCGCTGGCCTACCCAGCTGAAGTTGAGCAACATTCAGGCGCCTGCGGAACAGTTCATCGTGGACCCTGCGTTGCCGCCTTTGGGTACTGACCCCCGCTACCCGACCTTGGATCAGATTGTGATCCCGCGTGGTCGCATCTTGGCCGTGCGACGCGAACCTTACACCTACGGCGATTATACGATTCTGACTATCGCCGACGGTGTAAACAACAAGCCTATCGGTTACGCGACCACCAACATTCTGCGTCAGCATCAGCAGACCATCCAGTGGCCTCCGGTGGCGGTGAAGCAGGAGTTCATCGAGCTCCCCTACATCGTCACGGTGAACGATGCGTATGGTCAGCTTTATGCCGGTGACCGGGTGACTGCTTATTTCGGTTCGCTGACTTCCACTACTCCGAACCCGATGGATCGGGGACGGATTGTGAAGTGGCTACCGAAGCAGGTTCACCTGTATGATGCCGCTTCGGCAGGTACTACCATCGGGCTACCGGCGGCGGCTTATCCGGCGTTTCCGCCTCGTGTGCTGGCTGCGTATAACGCTTCCGGTGCGTTGCTGCCTGCTGTTACGGTCTCTTCTGTCACCTGGAATGGCACCGCCGGTTATTGGGAGGTCACTTTCTCCGCTGCTGTGAAGACGGTGCTGTTCGAGTTCGGTCAGGATGCAGACCAGATAGTGGGTGAGGTTGTCCGCATCCAGCGCATTGACCAGGCCCATCTGATGCAGGGTTGGTTGGAATGGGTGACGGATAACTTCGCACAGTGGGACTATCCTCCGTTGGCCATCCGTGTGCCGACGAGCGATGTGTCCAACGAGACTCCGGCTACTGTAGTCGCCGGTTCGCAGTATCGTCTACTCCATCGTCCGGTGGCGTTCTGGAAACCCATCAAGGTCGAGATTCAGGGTTCCTACATCAACGAGAACGGGGATACCGTCAGCAGCGGTGCCGGTTGGATGGAGATGCCGCTCGGGAACGAGTGGGTCGCCAACTGGTCGATCGGGAAGTATCACAGCATTGACCCGTGGACGGGTATGCTATACTTCTCGGCGAACGTGACGGTGACTGCGGTACGGGTCTCCTACTCGTACGAAACCAGCTATCGCGACGGTCGCCTGTGGGCATCCGGCCAGATCGGTCTGACCGACGGTTCTGGCGGTAGCGGTATCGTGGGTATGCCCCCGCATCTCGACGTGCCGAACGTGGCAGGCGCCATGCGCGTGATCATCTACTAAGCGATAAGGAGGTGTCCATCGCAGGTATTGGTCCTGCGTAAGCAGTATGAGGACATTTGAACAGATCGTTCAAGAGAGCCACGAGCGCTATATGGCGGAAGTGGCACGGGAGCTCAAAATCGAGCTGAACGAGCAATCGCTGAAGCGATACCAGAAGCAGGTCGAACTCATTAAGACCCTTCTGGAGCACGGATACCGCGCATCGGAGGCGCCCCGCGTCACCATCTCCGAGGCTCTGCAGTCTGCAGATGCTTCGCTGTTGTTCCCGCGCGCTATTGCGGACACGCTGATGCGTGGGCGCGAGCCCATGATGATCGGGCAGACCGTGCTAGCGAAGACCATTCAGGTCGACAACGTGCGCTCGTTCGAGTTCCCTGTGGTCGGTGCGCTCCGAGCCTTTGATATCGGAGAGACTCAGGAATATCCTGAGCAGAGCCCGGCGTTCAGCCGCAACTTCATCGAGATTAAGGTCACCAAATCGGGTCTGATGTTCTCCATCAGCGAGGAGATCATCAAGGACTCGATGTGGGACATTCTCGGTTACATGATCGAAGCGGCTGGTTACGCCTTGATGCGCCACAAGGAGCAGAAGATATTCAACGAGGCCGTGAACAAGGCGCATCCGGTCTACGATAACGACGTGAACGACTCGAACTTCTGGACGCACGGTATGGGTGTGGACGGCAAGTACAACTATACCGTCCACTTCGACGACCTCATCGACGCGCTCGGGGCGTTGGTTGCTCACGAGTACGTGCCTACGGATATCGTCATGCATCCGTTGGCTTGGGTCGTCTTGGCGAAGGATCCCATCCTCCGTGCGCAGTTCCTCCACGGTGGTCAGATTGGGCAGACGGTGTGGCGCAACATGCCGACGTTTGACCAGTCGGCGAACCTGCCGTGGGCAATCAATTACGTCGTGACGCCGTTTATTGGTATCAAGTTGCGCACGAAGCTGAGTGGTCATACGGGTAGCGGTACCGCGTATCCCAACCCGTCTACCCTGCCTGATGCAAACATTAGCGACATCCTCATTGTCGACCGCAACAACGGCATCCTGATTCTTCAGAGAGAGCCGATGAGCATGGACGACTTTGAGGACTGGCGCCGCGATGCCACGACCATGAAGTTCAAGGAGCGCTACGGTGTGGCGGCGCTCAACCAGGGTCGTGGTATGACCGTGCTGCGCAACGTGCGTCTGGATACCAACTACGCGCCGGTCATTACGGTCCGGCAGGTATCTGCTCCTTAAGGTCGGCGTTCACGGATACCCGGTTGGGGGCCCGTCGGATTCTTGACCGCTCCGGGCTCCCGCTTTCGGAACATTTGGGTAGGTCGTCTGGTCTGCCTGTGTTTAGGGGTGCCTCCTTATGGACATATCCCGTTATCTCCCCACCCTAGTCTCCTCCGATCCGGCGGATGGGGCGAAAGATGTGCCGTTGAACCATACGTTTGAGTTGAAGTTCAGTGTGCCGCTCCATCCGTCTATTATCACATCTGCAGACTTAGACCAGTATATTCAGATTATAGATGAGCAAACGGATTCGGCGGTTCATCTACAGTTGGTATATCCAACGTCGCCGATCCATACCGATACGGTTCGGTTCATCCTGCCTGGGCTTCAGCCTGGACGGAACTACAGTCTCACCATCCTTCCGGATTTACCGGCTTTCACGGGTCGCCGTGCAGGCACGAGGACAACGTTGCGGTTCAGTACGATCTCTGCGGCTAGTATTGTTCCCACCCCCCAGCTGGTGGAGCCGCAGGATAACACGCAACACACCGATCCGTTGCAGCTATCATGGCAGGCAGTTGTTGGGTCTGGTAGTTATGAATATGAGGTGCAGGTTAGTAGGGACTTGGGGTTTGATACCGGTATCGTATGGACGACCACCGGCACATCCACTCAAGTTACCATTCCGGCGGGCACTCTCACCAGTCGCGAGTTCTATTACTGGCGAGTGAGGGCTAAGAATGTAGCGAACACTCCACCAGATATTAGTGATTGGAGCGAAGTGTGGGGCTTCTATTACGTTGCCCCTGAAGATATTCCCAACGAGACCCTGATTGTCGAGCGGATCGTTTCTGAGTCCAGCGATTTCATTCTGAAGAGTTCGTTGGACGAGTATGAGGAGAACCTGTTCAACCACTGGTTCCCTCTACAGTTTATTGGGGATATTGACCAGACGCAGATTCAAGTGGATGTAGACCGTCGTCAAGTCGATGGGTTCCCTAGTTGGAATCGTGTGCCCGTTCCGTTTCACTTGACATTTGGTACGGATCCGGATACCGGCAAGGTACTCATGGAGATCCTACCAGACGAGCCGTTGATGGCGAACTCCATTTATAAGGTCTCCTTCCGTCAGGGCAAGAAGCGGTATGTTCGGGAGTTTGTCAGTTACTACGAACCGTTCTATGCTAGCCTAGACGCGGTGTTGGCGCTGACTCAGGGTTTGTTGGGTACGGATATTTCCATCCACGACGTGAACTTCCTGATCTATCGTCGTTCATTAGATGCGAACCGCCACTACATCAAATGGTTTCCCCCTGTGGGTTGGGGGATGGCAGGTCCTCAAGATTCGACCGTCCGGAGTATGCGGATTGGCTATTTCTATGCTGTGCCACGTTGGGTGGAGCATATCGTTGCTTGCGATTTGCTTCGTCGTCGGCTGGTAGACCTAGCCGGTATCGCCGGTCAGACGCGTCGGTTGGGCGACTACTCTGAGACGAACGATGCCTACGCCATCCAACAGATACGGTTGCTATTGAAAGACCTGCAAGGTCAGGCGGAGTTGTGGTTGGCTGAGTTTTCGAAGATGCGTGGTGTGATCGAGACGGCGAATATTGGGAGGAACGCTATCCCTCACGAATCGTTGCGGAGGATGGGAGAGCAGAACATCTTCTCCCGAGACTGGCGTGATCCAGGTCCACGAGATTGGAAGGGCCAGGGTTATAGGCGGTGGTAATGGTGCGAACCTTTCGGTCTCATCGGATTAGGAACCATGTGGAGGATTTCATTCTTAAGGAACCGCTGTGGTTCCTTTTGGTTCGCTTGATTCCTAATACCAGGTGTTCTTGTTATCAGCGTTATGATCGCGGTGCTTCCATGTGGTGTCCTCGTTGTTTTGGTACCGGCTATCAGGTTCGGTTGGAGAAGGTACCTGTGCGACGCGCCGCTGGTTATCGGGAAGAGGTGGACCTGGTACAGATAGGTTACGTTTCTCAGACCCATCCGGTCATCTATACTCCCTACTGGTTACATCCTAGGGAGTTAGACTTATTCGTAGAGGTTCAGTCTTGGGGTGGTCCCAACGGATTATTGCCGGTTGGTATCTTCCGGATCTACCGCATCATGATTGCTTTGCCGATGCGCCAGTCTGAGTTGAGTTACTACGCTTGCGGTTGTAATCCAGCTGACATTGATAAGAAGCGGTTCGAATCGGCTTTGCCTGGTCATCAGATAGTTCTTCGTGCCAAAGGTAATGTTGGTGGTTAGCAATGGCTTTTGGATTCCTAGGCGTTCAGAACCCGATACAGACGAATGGATTCACCGCATCTGGTGGCGACGGGACCGTTGGTACAGGGTCAGCGGTTTATGTGCCTTTTTATTCATTCAGTGGTGGTGAACTGACTGACGTTGAGTTCTATGCGTCTTACAGTTCGTCTACTCCTGTCGCTTTTGGTTGGTCGGTTTATGCTCACAGCGCTAGTGGTGGCGTGGGTGCAGCATTGGCTCCTACGTCTGGATGGGGTACGTTTACTGTAGTTCCCAGTGATCAGCATTCTGGTAATCAGTATTCTGACAGTGGTTGGTTTCGTGCGAATTTACAGGTAATTCCCTCTGGAGATACGTGGGTAGGTCCAACATTAGAACCGAACCGCTACTATCTCTTTGCCGTTTCATGCAACGTGGGGTTTACATGGAAGGCACCGTCGGTTTCTAGTGGAGTGTGGGAACACTTATGGGCTCCGCCTCACGTGTTGCTTCGTTATCAGAGCGGGGCTTGGCTGCAGTTGGAATCTCCTTCCTATCGGTATTGGGCGTTCCGGTATTTCTTAGGAGGAGCTTGGTACGGACAGCCATTTACGAATAGCGCAACGTTCTCTTCAGTATCAGCGGCTGGGATCTCGTTGCGGCTTCCTAGTCAGGCTCTTCTTTACGGCGCTATTTTGAACATAGGCAGTACCAGTGGTGGTCCTGTGACGGTATTGGTGTATGAAGTGGGTACGGATTTCTTGCCTAGTGGATCCGCTATATACTCGCTATCCACATATACTACTCCTGCTGTTGGGGGAGGGCAGGTTTACGTTCATTTTGGGTCTGGGATAAATGTCCAGAACTTTGCCGTGGTGGTATCTGGATCTTCGTTCACTCCGAACTATCTTTATACAGATTCTACTCGCTTCCAGAGTCATTGGGGATTCGCGCGCGGAGTGTATAGAACGAACACCAGTTGGTATGTTCTTTCGGACTCTCCAAACTCCGGTAGTCTTGGGTTGTATACGTCGGTGATACCTATTTTCTCAATCAGTTCCGGTGCCAGTACTTCGCCTGTGGGATTAGTACCGGCGACGTTCAGAGGTGTTGAGCGATGATTTTGAAGGCAAACGCTGCTGGGGAGATTCCATTCTTCATGCCAAGCGCTAGTGACCCTTGGGTTGGGGTGACGGGTCTAACCGCCTCATCGTTCACGGTTTCCGTCATTCGGCCTGGTCAATCGATCTCTACGGTATCTTCTCCGAGCATTACGGAGCTAGGCAGTGGTTGGTACCGGTTCGTTGTTCCGGCGAACACGTATGGTGCTGGGGCACACGTCTTCCTTTTTGAGGCGACGGGCGCGAAGAAACAGCAGGTGCTCGTGCAGTTTGTGGAGTTCAATCCATATAGCAATACAGATATTACGACGTTGACAAACAATATCGCTTCCGCTACTTGGTCCTCTTCGACGAGAACCCTGACATCGTTTGGGACTTTGGTAGACGATATCAAGCAGGCGGTTTGGTCCTATACGGTGGAATCTACCTACAGTGCTTTGCAGTTCCTTCGTTGGATGGGTGCTGTTCTCTTTGGAAACCGTGTTGTTTCCAACGAGCGCCGCACCTTTTATGGGTTGGATGGAACGACGGTTCGTGTTGACGGGACAGTGGACGCTAACGGTAACCGCACGATAACGACGCGACAATAAGCGACAATGCCTGACTGGACTCCTATATGGACTTTAGACTGGCTGGACTTCTGGCCTCCTACACCGACAGGTACTTCTGGTACCTGCGAGTTCGGTCCTTATGTTGTCTCGTCCGCCAGTTCTGAGTTTGGATATGAGTATCAGTTCGTGCCTTTCCTTGATGTAGAGGTGCCTCTATACATTATCGGATGGGCGTATGAAGGTGAATGCTGGCGTTCTCATTACGTGCGGAGTCTAGACCAGGCGGATCTCACATTTGGAGGTAGGGTAGTCCACGAGGAGCTTGTTACGGCTGGTCAGAGTCAATTGACTACCACTCTTCCTATAGCTCCTTCCGGCTGGTCCTTAGTTGAATCGGAGGGAAGGTATCGTGTGAGTGGTGTGCGGTTAGTAGGCAACCATCCTTTGGTACGTACTGTAGCCTTTGATCCTGTACCCTCCAATGGGAAGTTGGTGTTTACTTATCATCCGCGTCCGATAAGAGAGGATACCACCTATCTTCCAGCGTTGATTCGTTCGGCTTTGGCTTTAGGGTGTCGTCATGTGGTAGGGGTTCGGGTAGGTGGAGGTGGGAAGGCATCTGCAACATGGGGGGATTGGACGGTCCGTGCAAGACGTGAGGGGGCATTGTATAACGGCACTCGTGTGACGGTCACTGCGGACAGATTAGACATTGCGGTTCCACATCGTCCTGTGCGTTCCTACGCTTATTCTGGTGACCCTGCTGCTGTTTGGTCAGTAGTGGAAGAAGTGGAGTTTGTCGGTCCTAACGTTTGGCCGGTTGGTTGTGATGTTATTCTTTCCGGCGGTTATACCGCGCTGTTTACCGGTGCTTCGTTGCTAACGGTAGCGAACCATTGGACGCCTGAGGTACCCGGTGTGGTGTTAGTGCCTGCCATGTCGGTAGGCAGCTTATGTCAAGATGTCGCACGTGCTTTTGGGACGGTCATGACTTCAGCGCACTGTGCGGTAGTGTTCTCCACATCTATCCAGAATATTTGGAATGTCGCGGGGTGATATCTGTGTTAGAATCGCTACTTCGTTCTCTCTTCATCAAATGGTTGCGTGAGCGCGCTTTGGTCATTCCCGCCTCTAAGCGGGAGGAGATTGCGAAGCGCCTCAACGTTGACCAAGA